ATAGACCCAAAAAGCAGAGTAGTAGATTCAACAGGTCAGCTAGGTGGCATTGCATCAATTAATCCTCAAACTGGATTACAAGAGTTTGGTTGGCTGTCTAAAACTTGGAAAAAGGTAAAAGACAAAGTTATCAAGCCAGTGGCTAAGGTAGCTAAGTTTGTACCGGGTCCTTGGCAAGCACCAGCAGCTTTAATAGATACTGCAAGCACTGTATATGATGTAGCTAAAGGCAGAGCCAATCCCTTGGCTTTATTGTCTGTTGCAGGACCTTTAAGAACAGGTCCCTCAATTGGAGATAGTTTTGGTGCTATTAAAGAAGCAGGCAAAGGTAGCTTTTTGAGTGGCTTAGGCGAATCTTTTAAAGCTATACCGGGTGCTATTGGCAGTGGAATTAAAAATTTAGTTACAAGCCCAATAGATACAGTAAGTGGTTTGTTTAAACCACAAGAAGGTTTAGAGGGCGGTAGATTCGGCTCAGGCATTACAGGTTTGTTTGGTATGGGCGGTGAACAAACCCTACCTGAAGATATACAAGCATTTGACAACTATGAAACTGGCGAGGTTGAATATGTAAACACTAAAACTGGAAAAACATTGTCAGCCGAAGAAGTAAAAGCATTGCAACAAGGCGGTAGTTTTATTGGAGGAACTAAAACCCCTTCTTTCATAAAGGGCATAGAAGACACTTTAAAAGGACAAACAGACCCTTCTAGTAGCAGTCTTTTTGCTAAAGACGATCAAGGCGGTCTTGGCATGATGGGTAAATTAGGTATTGCAGGACTTGCTGGCTTAATTGGTAAGTTGGCTTATGAAGAAGCCAAAGATCAAAAAGGTGTCCCCTTAACTCCACTTACACAAATGGACCCACTGGGTAGATATAACATAGAAGCAGAAATAGCTCGTAGAACAGGAGCAGAAATGCCATCTCGTGTAGAGTTTGGTCTAAACCCTGAAGGCATGCCTGCACTAAGCGGTGGTAAGCCAAGAAACGCAAGATACGGTGGCATTATGGCTTTTGCTGATGGTGGTGTCGTAGCTATGGCAGAGGGCGGTGACATGGATGTTGCTATCAATGTAGAAGAGTTTCCTGTCAGAGATGGACAAATCAATGGAGCAGGCACTGAGACATCAGACGACATTCCTGCAATGCTTTCAGACGGTGAGTTTGTAATGACTGCCAAGGCTGTAAGAGGAGCAGGTTCTTTTGATGTCAACAATAACAATGGCATACTAACGCTAACTCCAAACGGAGAGCCAACAAGAGAGTCAGGCACTAGAGTTATGTATAAACTAATGGAACATTTTGGGAACATGGCATAATGGCAGAACCAATCGCAACAGATATTCAACAACAGTTTAGAACCCTAGACCCTACTACAAGAGAATTATTCTTTGGATCAGGTATACCGGGTACTTCTAGCTACTCACCGGGCTTTATGCAACAAGCATTTAGAGCTTCGGAGAGAACATTTTATGACGAGCAAGGCAACCCAGTTGTCGTGCCACAAAAGATTGCAGGACTTTCTCCTGAACAATTAAAAGCCATTGGCTTATCAAGAGAAAAGATTGGCGTTCAAGACCCTTACTTGTTTGGAACAGACACACAAAAAGGTGCAGAACAATATTTTGGTCAAGGTCTTGAAAGTTTGTTTGGAAGACAAGAAGTTGATGCAGAGGGAGTTGCAACAGGTCGAAGGCTCGGAGGTTTAGACGAATCAGAACAATTGTTAAGGGAATATGCAGACATTGGCTATGATCCAACAAAAATGATTGGACCTGAAGGCGAAGAAAGAACTTACATTTCAAAATTTTATGACCCCTATCAAGAAGAGGTTATTGACCAAACAAGAAAAGATATACTTGAAAGGGGAGCCATGGCTGACATATCAGCTAGAGCTTCTGACATCGCTAGAGGCGGTGAATCAGCCTTTGGCTCAAGAGCTAGATTGGGTGCAAAAGAACGCACTGAGGCTCTCGGTAGAGGCTTGGGAGAGGCTTTGGGTGGGCTTAGAAGCCGAGGCTATCAACAGGCTCAACAAGTGGCTTTGGGCGAAACTCAAAGGCAACAACAAAATCTTGCAAATTTATCATCAGGCATTGGAAGCCTTGCACAGGCTAGGTCAGCAGGACAAATAGGTCTTGGCGGACAATTAATGGGTCTTGGCACACAAGCACAACAAGCCGCTCAAGCTGACATACAAAGACAGTTAGGTTTGGGTCAAATGACACAGACACAACAACAAAGACAATTAGACGCATCAAGACAAAATGCATTAATGCAACAACAAGCCCCAATGCAACAAATGCAATCATTGTTACCGTTTGTACAAAGTGTCCCTGCGGGATTTAGTCAGATTGGTACAACTTATGGAGTTCAACCATCAGCCTTGCAAACAGGCTTAGGAGTTGGATTATCAGCACTTGGTGGTTTAGGTAGCTTTATGAATCCACCACAATATAGAACATACGGATAATGCCAATGAGCAGAACAGGTTTGTCATCGTTAATGGGTTACCAAGAGGGTGGCGATCCATCTTCTCCAACCACAGGAACACCGACTGGTTTAGACGCACTAGCTAGTCTTATGACCCCAAAAACTTTTGATTTTGATGCTAGCGTTGAAAAGTATGAAGATAGGCTTTCGCCATTTATAAACCAACAGCCTCCAGTAACAGGATATGAAGCTGCTTCTCTTGTTGGCTCAAACATACTTGCACAACAGGCAGAAAAATTTCCATCTTTGGGTCGAGGCGTTGGAATGGGCTTTCAAGCGTTAAGTGCCGAAATAAAAAAACGCAGAGAATCTAAAAGAAAAGAAAAACAAGCTGTAGCAATGAAAGCTATCGAAATGGCATCAGAAGACGAGCAATCAGCGAAAAAGTTTTTAAATGACTACTCGTTAAAATTAATTGATTTGGCTAACAAAGAAATACCAAGAGTAACATTGCAATATCAAGACGAATCAGGTGAAAAAATAGAACAAACCTTTTATCACAATGATCCGCAGGTAAGCACAATACTTGCAAATGGTGGTGTAGAAATCAAATCACCACAAAGCGTGACCAACATTGACATGGGTAACGCCAGTGATCTCGATAAAGAAAGAGCAAAAAATATAGCCAAAACAGAACAAACTTGGCAAGTTGAAGCCGATGGAGCAACTGGAGTGAGAGATCAAATTCTGTACGCTAGATCAGTGGCAGAGGAGTTAGGTCCTGATGGTTTTGGACCTGTAGAACAATTCACCGCACCCATAAGAACTGCTTTGGTTGATTTGGGTTTTGGTAATATTATTGATATAAGCAAGCTATCTGATCAACAATTGCTAGGACAGCTTGGTACAAGTTTTGCTATGGCTTTGGTTGGTAAAACCAAGGGTGCTATTTCAAACAGAGAAATGGACATGTTCTTAAGAGCATCACCTACATTGGGTGCAACCTACGAAGGTTTTATGAAAATGTTAACTTACCTAGATAGGATTGCAGAAAGATCAGAAAAATTTAACGAACAGTGGAATCAAAAATCTATAGAGTTAGCAAAAGCAAATGCATCAATTGCTGAGATACAAGGAGCTTTAGCTTCATTCAAATCAGAGTTTAGGGGTGCAAACCCTCTTTTTGACGAACAAGAGTTTGCAGAATTAGAGTCCATCAAAGATGACAAAAACTACAGCGAAGTAAACAAAGGCTATACAAGTGTAACTGCACAACGGGCTGTCAATAACCAACTTAATGACAGAGCTACAAAATTAATTGAAGACATTGAGAATGATGACAGTTTAAGTCCAACGCAAAAAGCAGAAGAAATCCAAAAAATACAAAATATTTTGAGTTCATAATTATGTCTGAAAGTAAATATGATGCACAAATAGAGAGCTTAAGAAATTTAGCCAACAAACAACAAGACCTAGAAACTGAGTATGTAACAAAAAAAACAAGAGCCAACATGTTCTTTGACGATGATGCAAAGATTGATTACTTAGCATCTTTAAGATTTCCTGATGACCCATTAGCATCGTATCGATATCAGTTCAAAGACGGTGAATTGGTTTATAGAAACGATGATGGTACTTTGGAAAAAGAATTTGTTTCACCAACTGATGTCGGTGTTTTTGGAGAGTATGTGCAACCTAATTTAGTTCCTGCCACCACATTTATGGCTGATGTTGTTGGTGGTATAGAGGGGGCAAAAAGAGGATTTCAAAGAGGCTTAACCCAAGCAGTTACATCTCCTGCTAAACATCCATTGGCACAACTTGGTATAGTTTTGGGCAATACCGCAATGGGTGGTTTTGCAGGTAATGTGGTTGTCGGTGGTGTGGCTAGAGGTGGCAGAGAGTTGATGATAGATCAATTTTACAACATGCCTCCTGAAGAATTAGTAGCCGCAGGCAAAGACCTTTTAATTTCAAGTGGCTTTTCAGCCATACCTTTTGGTGTTGGCAAGACAAGGCAAGTATTTAATAAATTTGTTGGTAGAAAAGATGCTTTGCAAAAAATTATGAATTTGCGATTAAATCAAGCTGACACCATAGCCGAAGCAAAAAAACTGGGCATTGATTTAACTCCTGCTGAGGCAGATGTGTTGGCAACTAAAGCTCAAAACATACAATACTTTCTTACAAGACAGCCTGAGTCTGACAAAATATATAATTTTTACAACTCAAGAGCCAGTCAAGTAAGAGAAGCTATTGAAGTTTTTGCATCTGAAATCGGATCAGGTAAAGGCGGTGATATAGGAAGAAGGGTTCAAGAAGCGTCTAAAAAAGCTATAGACGAGCTAGCCAAAAGAAGAAAGGTGCGTGCAGGTAAAATTTACGACACAATTAAAAATTCTGACGAGCCATTTCAAATAAACACAAATGAAATTATAGAAAAAATAAACGCAAAACTTGCTGATCCAAAGCTAGACCCTAATGAAGTAGAGGCTATTACTAAGTTTAAAGATTTATTATTTGATGCAAACGGTGAGGTTATAACTGACCTTATGGCTATACATGGTAGACGAGCAGGATCAATTAATGATCTGATTACCAATACAGGTGGATACGCACAAAAAGTTATTATTAATCTTAAAGATGATATGACTGCTTTGATGGATGAAGCAACTCCATTATACAATCTTGCAAGAAGAGTATATGACCCATCAAGAGGACCATTGCAATTGGTAGAAAAGAGTGCAATTGGCAGAATGTCGAAACTTATAAGAGATGAGCAATCTGCAAAAGCCTTGCAAACATTCTTTAATCCAAATGTTTCTGCTCAATCTTTAAGAAACTCTAAAAGAATATTACAAGCAGTCGACCCTGTGGTTTTTCAAGATGTAAAAAAAGAATTTTTATTACAACAGTTGGATAAAGTTACTAAAGAGGCTTTATTAGAAAAAGGGTTGCCACAATTTAAAAACTATTTCTTGCAAGGCAACACTAAGAAAATGATGGAGGAAATATTGGAGCCTGAAGAGTTTGATAACTTTTACAAGCTTGTGGATATTATGAACAAATCATTTTCAGTCGCCAAATCAGGCTCCCCAACAAAACCGTTAATGATAATGGAAAAAGAACTAGTTGATGAGGCACAGGGGATTGGTTCTAAGTCTTTAGGTCTATTGCTTTCTGCCATAAGGTTACCGGGCAGATTGGTTACAGGTACTTTTGGTGATGATGTTATGAAAAGAATAGCAATGACACAGGCTGATACATACTACCGTGCATTGACTGATGCTTTATTTGATCCTGATGCTGTAAATACTATAAACAAAGCTTATGATTACTTTGCTCCGCTTGAGTTTGGTATTAAGCAAACAGTGACAAGAGGTGGTGCAGAAGCTGTGGAAGGTGTGACTGAGCCACAAGAACAGCCATACGAAGGTCAAGCTTTTGAAAGAGAGGTGGAGAGAAGAGACAACCTTAGCTCACAACTAGACTCAGCACTACAGAGTTTCCAACCATCAAACATCCCACTGGTTCCACCTGCTACTGCTGTTAGACCACAGGATATGTTATCTGAAACGATCTTACCCAATCCAAAAGACCGAGAGTTGGCTGAACGCCTAGCTATGGGTTCTTCAGGGATTGGCTCTCTAACTTAGATTAAAGCTGATCTACATCAAACTGAACATTCATTGTATTCCCATAAAACTTAGAAGTTTGCACTCCTAGATTTATAAAATACTCAGCCATCTTTCTTGGGCATTTATTCTTCGCACTGGCAAGTGCAAACAACTGATCAGACAAATGCTTATCAATGGCTATAGGAGTAATGTCCTGTTCAACTCTTTGTGAGCCTTTTATTTCTTTGACAATATCTTTAGGAAAATGTCCTGCTAACATAATTGTCTCCTAGTTATACAGCTTCCCCCTCTTGCTGTTGCATTACTTTTTTGTGATTGGTCTCCACCATTAAACGGATTTGATCAATCTTCTTTCTTCTTTCTAAAGAACAAATCTCTTGCAATAACTCGTAGGTTGCTAGATCGACTGTCAAGGTTCTGTAGCCCTTGTTGTAGTCACCCATATCAATCTCCTTTATGTACTTAAAACTGAATTGTAACTGATTATAATACATTTGAACACAATATTAACACTTTATTAGCATATAAAAAAACATCAATAAAAGTGTTGAAAAGTGTTGTAATTATCTGACAGTTTGTTATTATTAAAGTATAAATTCATTAATTAACAGGAGAATCTAATGAAAACAGAAAAAAAATATTACATATCTAGTGGTGATCTTACTGCTATGTATACTCTTTGTTTCGGTTATGGGCATGACTCAAAAGGTGATTATATTGTAAACCTTTCTACTGACTCTGAAAAAGCAGTAAGCAAGGCTATGGAGTATGTCGAAAAGGCTAATGACATTTATCCTCTTGAGACATCATATGCTGATGTAAGTCTTAATGAAATTGTTAGAAGAAAGCAAGAGCAAATTGAGGCTGACAACCTAAAAAGAAAGGAAGAAAATATTGCTAATTGGGTTGTAGCTTCTAAAGAGTTAATTTCTCAAGGCAAAAATCCTTTTGATAAAATTTGGGCAAATGGTCATGTGGTAGGTCATTATTTTATTGATGACATGTCTCAAGAAACCATTAACTATTGGGCAAATATTACTGAGTACAAAAGTGAAATTCATGAAGCCATAAGCAACATATGTAAGCCAAGAGCTATTTACATTCCTAAGAATGCCAACAAACATTTTGGTTCTGTTGGTGACAAGGTTACTGTTAAAGCCTTTGTTCTAAGCCAAGATCATTACGAAAATAGTTTTGGTTACAACAATTATTCTGTAAAAATAAAATACATCACAGAAGATGGTGAAAGGTTGGTAACCAATGGTGGTGATGAAACTAAGTTTAATGAGGCTATTTGGGATTCTGTCAATACTTGGGTTGAGTTAGAAGCTACAGTAAAATCTCATAATAAATTTACACCAAAGATAGACTATACAGAAGTTTGTGAAAAAACTGGTCAACTTATTGACAAAGAAAAAGACGGTGACAAGACTTGGAATACCACTTCACTTATTAGACCAAAGCTTATCAAAGTGTTTGGTCAAGAACAGGAGGTAGCGTAATGGAATTTTTAGTAGTATGGAACGAAGAGGCTTATGGCGATGTTGAGCCAAGAACTGTAAACATGCAAGAGTTTGTCGATGATGGTATCGAGGGCGACTGGGGTATAGAAGAAGATGAGGATGGCGAGTTTACTCTTGAGCATCTTGAAAACCTTAAGGTCGGTGACTCACATACAACCTACGGTCCTTGGGGATGGAGTGTAAAATTTACAAGAATAGCAAATGTGCATTATCCGTCTTATCCTAATGTATCGGGATAAAGTGTTCACAAGTGTTGACATTCAATGCTTGTGAGAGTAAATTTAAGTTTGTTCATTTAAACAAGGAGAATCAAAATGGCAAGAACAAGAAAAGAAGAGACTTACGATCAAATGATTGCAAGATATAGAAAAGACCTTGGAGAGGATATTCATGAGACATACACAGGGCGTTGTGTCCTTGGTGATCATGGTGAGTTTACATCTACCTTTGAAGGATTCCTTAATAACCCAATTGGTTGCAACTCTTGTCAAAGAGAAGGCATGATCACTTGGGACAGAGACTTCAATCAAGCATTAGTTTGGGAGGCAATAAAGAAAGTTATTGCAGATAAAAATAAACCTAAAGTAGAGGAGGCAGAAAGTGACACAGTATAAAGATGTTGTAGAAAAGCAAAATCAAAAGCTCAAAGAAGAGAAAGACGCAAACACAATTATAGAGCTTGGTTGGCAAAGAGAAGAAATAGGTAAAGCCAATGTTGTCAGACACAAAAGATATCGAGATAGAGTAGAATATGAATATTCTGATAAACGCAAAAAGCCACACACAGAATGGAGATAAATTATCCATGCGGTTGGTTTGATGCAGAGCAACTACCAAAGGAAGATGATGAGTGATCCAACAAAAGATTTATACGACTACAAGGGTAACTTCTATGACGATGTTACTGGAAAATTATACAAGTGGTCAGAGTTTAGAAAACTATTAAAAGAAAGAAACGAGGGGGAGAAAAAGGATGGTGCCAACAAATAAACCTATAAGCTTTGAGCAAGCTTTGTATGCTTACAAATGTCATTACCAAGACATGTACAACATGAGTAATGTAGAGATGCCCGACATTGTATCTTCATATGTGGATGCAAAAGGCGGTTGGTTTTTAAGAACCCACAACGATGAGAAATTAGCTCATGTATTAAAGTCGGGTTATGTTAAACTAAATTATTAAGAGAGGACCCTAAATGTTATTTAAAAAGAAAGACGATATCTTGTTGAACACTAGCAAGATGACAGCCAATGAAGTGATAGAAACTTACGCTAGGCTTAACCTGTTTCAAAAGGCAGGACTGCTTAGGCTATTGGTTAGAGATGTGATCTTTGAACACAATGATGAGCAGATCAGTGGACTGGAGTTCAATAGCATTGAAGTAGACGGAGCTATTATTACAGCTAAATCAGAAGACTAAAGGCGGTTGGGTATTTTGGCAACCCTTTTCATGGTCATAAACTTCCACAGTTCAGGTATAGGTCTTAGATCGTTATAACCCATAGCAACACTAGGACCGCTACCAAAATCTACATCTTGGGCTTTCTCTAAAAACTCTTTTCTACCTATCCACCCTGCAACCATAACTGAATCGGGTATATCGTGTGGTGTTACAAGAATGGCTACATCAGCCTTGAAGTATTTCTTTTGTTTAAATAATAAATGCCCTGCTTGGGTAAAGGTAGCCTTCACATCAAAGGACACATCGTTGTCCCACATGTCGATGTTCATATCAATGCCACCCTTGTGAATGTCATGGTCTATTTGAAAGATTCTAGCCACAGCTAACTCACCTTTCACACCCAAGAGATCAATGTCGTGATCGGTGCGAGACTTATCTTTTCTTTGATTCGCAACGCCACTGGCTCTTGCCAATTGCCACCGCAAAGATGCCGCTTGTTCGCATTCTGATAAATCCTGTCTTGAAAATCTAACTATCATAATAATCCTTTTTTCTTTTTGTAACTGTGAATGCCAACCCTAAACATGGTTCTAGCTGTGTCATTCGGTAAGTCGTGATATGCCAAGTTCAATAACCTGTTTGAAAGCATGTACATACGCTGAGGCAACCACGCCACTGCAAGGTGGGTGATTGTCTCAATACGCTTTTCCTCAAAGCCATACTCTCGTAAAAAGTCCTCTCTTTCTTTTTGAGTGTTAAACTCTGAAGCTTTACCTGCCCAGTACATGTGATCATGAATCGGTCTAGGTAAACTTTTAGCCAATTACAAATCTGTAAGTTTGATTGGCACAATTTGATTGTGTAAATTGTATGGGGTGTAGATACCTGTTTGCTCACACTTCAACAATAAGTCCAGTGCTTGTTCATTCAGAGATCGACCATACTCTACAGCTTCAGGTTCCAACTCATAAACCACATATGGATATGGATGAGTCTTTTCTATTGCAAGAAACTGAAACCTATCAACCTCAGTCAAGCCTACATTTTTAGCGGCATCAAGATAGAAAGCTGCCTGTTGATGATAGCCAAATGTTTTGACTGAATGTTTAAAGCCTCTTGGTGAAGCGTCACGACAGGTTTTAAGATCAACAATCACATTGTCTTGCAACATATCAAAACGAGCTTTACACAGATGCCCAAAGTAATCGAAGACCACTGATAGCTCAGTCTTGTCCTCGCCCCTTGGTTTAAATGCATCAAGAACCTCACAACGAGCTACACAAGTGTCATACAAGTCTTGTGAGACAACGCTACGATTACCAACAGAAGAAAGAAAGTCTGCATACTCTTCTTTGCCTGCCTTGGTTCTTTTGTCGACCTTAGGTGCTATGACGAACTCATCGTCAAACACATGAGGTTCTAAAAATAAACAATGTTGCAATCTACCCTCAACAAAGAATGAAGCCTCGCTGTCAGGCTTCTCTTCGTATTTATATTTATAAGGGTCTTTCATGATGGCTGAGAGATCGTGTGATCTAAAAGCACCAAGATCATTGTATTCAGGGAAAGGCATGTCGTCATACACTCCCTCTTCGTAGACCACGACATCGAAGCGTGGTTCAAAATCTATTACATCACCCATGGTATAAAAGGGGGGCTACTAAATCTATTTGTTATGGAGAATCAAATATGAAATATATATCATGACCTAGTAGCCTAAACCGTTAAAACGGGATTTGTTCCTCGATTGATTTCTTGTCATCAGCCAAGTTATCAAGAGAAGAAAACTCTGTTGACTCTTCTTTTTGGTATTTAGCACTTTCAGCTTTATTAGATGCTACCACCTCAAAAGATTCATCAATCTTATTTTGTACCCATTCAGGTAAATTTACAAACACATCGCACATATCTTTGTTGTCTTTTGCATACTCATCAACATCAAAAGCTATTTGCTCATTGGTTGTTGCAACTTTCTTAACACCACCTTCAGGGTGATAGACAGCCGTTACTTTAGGATTGCCACCCGAAGTATATTCAACCTCAAGCTCACAAGTGCATCCTAAGATGTTGGTTAAATCAAAACCTTTAAGCTCATCATCGGTAAACTTTTTGTTACGCCATGAACATAAATGTAAAAACAAAGCAGACTTCTCATTGAGAGACAATGTGTATTGTTTCATGATTGAGAAAGGTTTGCCGTCTGACATCTTCTCATCTAGTTCCCAGTATAAGAAGACACTGTGACGCTTCTTGGTTTCACCTTCATAGGTTTCGTTGTGTGTTCCCACATCAACAATTCTATAACAGGTTGCTTTATATCTACCCTTGGCAATGGTCTCAAAGTTACCGCTACCGCTATCGCTTATTGTTAAAGCCATATTTTTTCTCCTCAATAAAAATAATTATTGTTTATTTATTCCAAACAAAGTATATTGTAAGGTATTCAACACAACATAATATAGAAGTTTCACAGAGAGGGCAAGTATGGGGATCAAAAATATTAAAGGCGGAGGCAAGGAATACGACAAACCCTTGACCATGGAGTCAATGGGTAAGTTCACAGAGTTCTTAAAACAACATGGATTTGAACCTAAGAATGAAACACTGGAACCTAATCCCGAAAAACCACAAAGAGCTTATACCAGTGTCAATGGCAAAAGAGCCATGTCAGGTTACTATGCTTACTATGATAACTTTGGCACACCTATTGGTTTTGCCTCTGATTATCGAACAGGACAAACTCATAACTTTAAATTATCTTCACGGAAATCTTCCGAGGTTAACTATGAAGCACTGGAGAAATTTAGAGAACAAGCAAGACAAGACCAAGAGCAGAAACATTTAAAGGTCGCAAAGAAAGCCAAAATGATTTGGGATGCAGGCAAACCCTGTGACTCACATCCATACTTGGATTCTAAAAATGTACGCTCACACAACTTGAGAGAACACAATGGCAAACTCTTGATACCCATCATCGATGAGAAAGGCAAGATGTGGTCGTTGCAGACGATCATGCCTGATGGATCGAAACGCTTTCTTTCGGGTGGTCGAACAGGTGGTTGTTTCTTTTTAATAGGTACACATTTAATAAAGGAATCCAAGAAGATAGGATTTGGTGAGGGTTACGCAACTTGTGCAACAATTTTTGAAGATCAAAACATTCCCATGGTGGTTTGTTTTAACGCAGGTAACTTGTTGTCTATTAATACCAAGTTCATGGAATCCATTCCAAACAAAGAGTTTATTATTTATGCAGACAATGATGCCAATGGTATTGGTGAGAAGAAAGCAATAGAAGCCGCTCAACAATCCAATGCTGAGGTGGTTATGCCAACAGAAGAAGGCATGGACTTCAACGATCAAAAAGCAGTCACTGGTGAGATCATTACAAAGAAGGTGGATGTTCCTGACCTAGTAGAGTTTGAGAAAACTACGCAAGGTCGGATCATGGCTACCACAGATAACTATCATGCACTCATGAAGACCTATGACATTGAATGTTATTACGATGTTATTAAAAAACGCATTGAGATAGAGATACCTAACTTCAAACCCATAGCAGATTTAAAAGATGAAGCACACTTAGTTGAATTAGAAAACTTGTGCATCAAGAATTTTGTACCCCATCAAAGAGTCCGTGATGCGATGAAAATCATCGCCCAAGAACACAATCCTGTTGCCCGTTGGATTGATAGTAAGCCTTGGGATGGTGTGTCTCGTGTCACGGATTTCTGCGATACCGTCACAGCAGAGGATGAGAGACTCAAACACATGCTGATGAGAAAGTGGTTGCTATCTTGTGTAGCGGCGGCATTTGAAGTTGACGGTGTATCGCTAGAAGGATTGTTGGTCTTCCAAGGCAAGCAAGGACTGGGTAAAACACTTTGGTTCAAACGCTTGGCTGAGTTCAACAAAGGTTGGTTACTCGAAGGTGCTACCCTTGATCCAAAAGATAAAGACAGCGTGAAGAAAGCTGTTAGTCACTGGATTGTAGAACTAGGAGAGTTGGAGTCTACCTTTAAGAAAGCAGACATCAACCAACTCAAAGCTTTCATTACTTCTAAGTCTGATGAGATGCGATTGCCATATGATCGAACCTTTACCAATTATCAAAGACGCACAGCATTCTTTGCGTCAGTCAACGAACCCGAATTTCTTATGGATGGTAGTGGTAACAGAAGATTTTGGTGTTTAAAAGTTACAGACATCAATCCGCATCATGGCATCGACATGCAACAAATGTGGGCAGAGGTAAAGTCTACCCTTTATAAACAAGGTGAAAAGAACTGGTACCTAACGAAAGAAGAGAGAGAACTCTTACAAGAATCGAATGAAGGATTCAGAACCCAAGGTGCAGTCGAAGACTTACTCATGCAACATGTAGACTTCAAGCCACTGGAT